ATTTCTTTTATTTAATGGTATATATCCTCGTTCAATATATTTATCAATAGTATCCCATCTATCTCCAAAATGTGATGGATTTACAATCCAAGAAGCCACCGAATCCGAGCCAAGTTCATTACCTTTCAAACTACTCCAAACAGATTTATCTGATAACGGATGAGGCATTGTAAATGTTTTTATACCTGCGAATCTAAAACAATTAAACGATATTTGCATATCCTCACAATTATCATATCTAATTGGATCTTCTGCCCACATATATTTCAACCATTCTGTTTTAAGACCAATGACGTGCCCACCAAAGTCGCATTCGATTGAATCATCACATGGATTTCCCCATCCAGGACAATCCCATTTTTTTTCTTCTGGATGAATAATTCTACCATTCCCTACTACAATGCAATTATTTTTTTTAATAAATTCTACTGCTTTTTCAACAAAACGTTCTCCACACATAGTATCATCATCAAAGAAAAAAATATATTCGGTCTGTGCAAGAAGCCCTATTGCAAATCGCAAATGATAACGCATATTAACAGACGAATGAATTACATGTGCATCTTTTGGATAATCAAATTTAACTCCTCCTTCGTTCTGGACAATTATAAGTTTATCAGATTTTACTGTTTGATTTTCAATAGACAACAACTGTTCCTTCAAATAATTGGGTCTTTTATATGTCTGTAAAATAGTTGTAATTGTTGGTTTGTTCATAATTATGTTATTTTGTATAGCCAGGAGAGCTTCTTAAAAAATGTGAGGGTGGTTTACTATAGCTTTGAGGTATAAAACCCTAAACCAATGATCCTAGAACCTCTGGTCCTGGTTCTAAAGTAGTTTTATTACCACTTTTCAAGAGTAATTGAGTCATAAAACGGACAAGTACTTTTTGAACAGTGAATTCCCCTAAATGATATACCGTTTTCAGAAAATTCATCTCTGTAGATTCCTATCCATTCGTTACAAATAGGGCAACGGAAAAAACCCAATTGAAGTCGTTTCTCAACTTTGTCGATCTTATAATTCTTAACCCATTTTTTCTTTTTAATGTATCGCATAGTTGTTAATTAGTAAATACATCATCCCACGAATATTTAGATTTGCCTGTTCTAATTACATGTAAAATATTATTAACAAGAGGATAACAATCAAAATGTTTGAGTACATGCATTTGACCTTGTTTTGCAATTTTTTCTCGAATCTCATCATGCTTCAAATAATAATCTATTTTAGTTTTAAATTCAGTAAGATCATGAAACCAATCTAAATGTACTCCTCTTTTAAAAACTTCTTCAATTCCTTTAAAATAATGAGCAAGATAAAATGTTCCGCATGACATATAATTACCAAGCCGATCAGAACTATACTTATCTCGGTTGAAACTATTTACTCCAATTCCAATCTTCGCGCCATTGATATATCGAACATAGTCAGGATCTCCAAGCCAATTATTATCTAAACCAAATAATTTAATATGATAAAAATCAGACATTTCTTTATATTTAAGAAGTTGGTCAATAATTTCATTTCTTACAGGATTATCACCAAACCCCCGCCTTCCCGTCCATAATACATTTGTTTCATATCCTTTATCTACTGAAATATCTCGATAATAAGAAGAATCTGTAAATGTGATTATTGAACACACTGCTTTCATATTCTTCGTCAAATGTTTTCGTAAATATTCTCCTCCGTAAGTAGCAAAGAAAAAATCGATATAATTATTATGACCTAAATCATGTTCAGTAGGATTATTACGAACATCAGCACCAAATTTACAAAAAATAGCTTTTGGAAACGATTCTCGCAATTGTTTAATTGTCTCTGGTAAAATCAATTCACATTTCCCAAACCAAAACACGTTGGGTTTAATTTTATTAGCATACTTAAGTAAATTTTCATTTGGATTAAGTTCTGCACGATAATCAAATAAAAAGGCATCATAGCCATTTGCTAGGAAACCTTTGTAAAAAACACGATCGCCACACATTGGAGATGCTTGATGTATTAATCGTGAATCGAACACACCGATATGTAGAGAACGCAACATATAGTTGTTTTAAAACATTTTAAATATGTCTACTTATACGTAATTGACAATACCTTGCTACCCGCTGCAGAAATTGCATTAACTGAACCTGTGTATAAATTGTCTGAATTGATTTCAAAATAACCACCGACGGCTAATCGAATGCCTTGATTCATTACAGCATCTTCACCTAATGCTAAATAAATAACAGCATCACTATCGTTTGTTATTCTCGCAAAAACTCTAGTATCATCTGCTTCTAATACTTCTGTAGTTGTTGCAGCAACAGTTACTTTTGAATTTGTTGCTGAAGTAAAAAATACTACACTCATATTTTATTTTTTAATTTATTAAATGCTTCTTTATTATGTTTGAAAAATGTTTCTTTTGAAACGATTTCGGGATCGCCGATATGCTTAATCTCAGCTTGAGGATCTACAAATATTTTAAATCCTGCTTTCTTTGATTTCATACAAAAGTCGAAGTCGACAGAATAATGTCGTGGGGGATTATCTTTTGTGTAGAAAGTTTCGAAATACGGAAATGTTAGCTTCTTCAGAACTTCCATTTTTATTAAAATTGCTCCGCTACCAACGACATCTACTTCTTGAAATACTTCTGGCAAAATTGGATAATGTAATCCATCTTCTTTCTTTCTATAAACACAAGGCGTATATTCGGGTCTTCGTTTAAATGCTAAAGCACCAACTATATCTACATCGTGAGCAAGTAATTTTAATGCTAAGTCTGGCTCAAACTGATGATCGTCGTCAATCATCAACATGTGCGTGAAGTCAGAAGTTTTCAATGCCTCTTTCACAAGATTATTTCTTGCAGTGTCGATCATTGAACGTACTTGCCAAATAACACGCGTCGTAGGCGTAAGTTGCAATCCCATTAAACTACTTGCAAATCGATAATCGACATTCCCATTCGTGGGCAGACCAATTATAAGTTTATTTTCCATGTTTTAAAAACATTTAGAAATTTATTTGAAAATGAATATAACAACTGTCCAAATAAGACTTACTAAAATCGTAACAACTGTTATTGTTGTTTTAGTTTTTAATTTATAATTTTCAAGCTCTTTTATTCTGTTGCAGTGATCATGTACATTTCCGTTGATTTTACCCAAATGTATGTTGATATGTTTTAATTCTTCTTCCATTCTTACTTGTGTCTTAGAAACATTAGCGAGTTCCTTAGAGACATTGAGAATTTCTTCGTAGATTTTACTTTCACTTTTCATTTGATTTACAAAATTAAAAAATAAATTGTAATTCCTGCTTCAACATTTCGCTAATGCGACAACTCCACAGGCTCGACCCGCTTCAACAGCGGTGATAATGCAAACTTTTTGATATTATTTGCTGCTAATATATCTCTATCGTGTGTAGTTTTACATTCTGGACACGTCCAAGTTCTTTGAGAAAGTTTCAATTCTTTGTTTATCCAGCCACAACTACACATTTTACTGGATGGTTCAAATCTACCAATTGTAAGTAAATTTTTTCCATACCATTCACATTTATAAGTTAATTGTCTTACGAATTTAGACCAACTTACATCTGCTATAGCTTTTGCTAAATAATGATTTTTCAACATTTCTTTAACGTTTAAATTTTCAATAGCATACGTATTCACTTGGTTATCGTGAGTAAGTTGATAAGTTAAATTATGTAAAAAGTTCGACCTTTGATTTGTTATTCTATTATGTAATTTTGCTACTTTGAATTTTGCCTTTTTTCTATTCTGACTACCTTTTTTCTTTTTACTTAATCTTCTTTGCAAAATAGATAATCTTTGTTCATTTTCTTTCGAATATTTAGGATTTTTTATTTTCTTTCCATTTGATAATATAGCAAAATCTTTAATTCCTAAATCAATTCCTATTGTTGTTTTTTCTTTTACTGCTTTCAATTTTGGCAATATAATATCTTCTTCGACATTGTAAGAAACAAAATATTGATTGATATTATTTTTTGAAATAGTTGCTTTAATTATTCTACCTTTGAATTTTCTATCTACTCTTATTTTTATTTCGCCTATTTTAACAAAACTCGCTTTTCTATTTTTCCAATCTATTTTATTTCCTTGTGGCATACTAAATGATCGTTTTCCTTTTTTACTTTTAAATCTTGGAAATCTATTATGCTTCTTAAAGAAATTAGCATATGCTTTATCTAAATTTCTTAAAGCCATTTGAAGAGATTGAGCATTTATTTCTTGTAGCCATTCATTTTTCTTTTTTAATTCAGGAAGTTCTTTTGATATTTCAAAACACGATAGTTGTTTTTTATCATTTTGATATGCTTTGATTTTTTGTTCTAAACCATAATTAAATATCCACCGCATTGCTCCAAAATGTTTTTCTAATAATGTCTGTTGTTCTTTGTTCGGATAGATCCGATATTTATATCCTTTATTCATATAGATATTATAACACATCTGTACAGTTTGTCAAGTTTCATTTTGTAATTCAAAATAGATAATAATTTTCTACCTAGACATTGCTCTGCTACGTGTCTACTTTGACGTATTCTTTTGCTATCTACATAAATTACCCATCTATTCTTATGAAGATATTTTCCACCTTTCCAATTCCAACTTTTTTCAAGTGCATATCGTCCCGTTCTAGATGCACTCATTAGATCTTTTGTAGATTGTTTGTGTTTCTTCCCATACATTCCATTTTTTGTACCCGCTATTAGATATCCTCGTCCCGTCATTGCATTATTTTTACCAGAATAATCATGATGTTTGTAAAAACATTGTAATGTACAAAATTTTCTTTTTTCAGCAGCCGTTGGTGTAAGATATATTGTAATTCCACATCCTTGACATATAAATGGTACTGTGCCTCGACTCCATTGATAAATATTTGACATAAAAATGCCCTTTCTGTAAACAGAAGACTGTTGTGCATAATCACGTTAAGACGACTATGAACAACAGACTACTATTTCTTAACGATTTGAAAAAATAACTACATCGTATCCTTTAACTTCTCTTACCAATTTGGACAGTAAGGGTAAGAGTATACCGTCCAAATAAACTTAAAGGATTATTGATTTGTTCTGTTCACACGTAAATCAAACGCGGATTCTTAGTCAATTTTTTTTGAAGTTAAACAATCGAGCTCCATCCCTTGCGCCAGTCCCCCCACAAAATTTCCGTTTTTGTTATATGTGAAAAATTTCACAAAGTTAAGTCATTTCTGCTTAACTCTGAACGTTAGTGCTTCATTTTTTTAAGGTATATAGCACACTTACCTTATTGAACAAAAATTTGTCAATATTATTTTTCCGTTCAGTCCAGACTATACCTTGTACTTTTTTAAAAAGTACCTCTCCGTCTAGTCGTTACACTTTCAAAAGCAAATTGCTTAAGCTTAGCTCGGGATTGTCCTCATTATAAATAAATTTTTCAATTTATTTAATAAGGAGTTTCCCCGAATTTGAAGAGTAAGGGCAAAAAAATTACCCCTCCAATCGATCGATTTTGTTACTACTTTATTTACATAAAGCGGATAAGTCATTTCTGCTTATCTCCACACGTCGCCGCGTGGACCAGACTATCCCATCATCCATTTCTGGATGTTCGAATTATAGTCGTTGAACCTTCCTGAATTTTTCAGGCTTGGCTGCAGATTGTCTGCAATCTTCCGTTGTTACCATTTAGGTAGGAAGATATACTCAGAGTTTCCCGCAATTTATCGAATTTTATCATTATGAATTGCTTCATAATGCGGCAAATTTGTCTACCGTAGTATAGCTTCTTGCGCATAAACGCAGATTCTGTGTTTGAGGTTAATGAAGAGAAGACAGGTTTCTTTCGCATCTGTAGAATCAATGGTTTGATTACTCCACGAGTGTCAAACAGGTACCAGTTATTAGCATCTGTAAGATACTCAGAAATCAAGAGATCTAACGAACCTTTCAGAACGTTGGTTGCCATCTTATTCGTGGTAGTACCTTCCTCTGGATAGAACTGTGAGTTCAATAACTCTTTAGCAGTCCATTCAAGATCAGGCGGTACAGTCAACAAATTTGGCTTTGTGCCAGCAGGTTTGCCTTTGTCATTCTTGAATTTTCGCATTGCCGTAATAGCAGCACGAAGTCCAGAAACGCCTAAAGCATCAGTGCCTTCATTTGCTTGTGTACCCGATTCTCCTTCTGTATGATCTGTTGCAAAGTACGCTTTGCCATCATAACACGAAAGAGTCACACCATCATAAATAGTGCCCGCTGTTCCCGATGTGCTAGTCCCTTGAGCAATCAATGTGAAAGCCATTTCACCAAAAAATCGCACAGCTTCAGTAGCAAGTTCTTTTACACGAATTTCAATTTGTCCATATTGGTCGTCATCGATCGCATTTTTGTCAACAGCAATTGAAGATTCAAAATCTCTATTAGCAATAGAGAAATTGTGCTCCAACATACCTTGAGGAATACGTTCATCTTTCCATTCGTGCATTTTTGGAACTCCACCAAGCCATGGATATGTTTCAGAACTCTTTGATGATCCAATTTGCGATGCTAGTTTTGCGTATTCTTTATCAGCTGTTTCGTACGCTTTCATGAACTCTGTTCGCATTCCAGCAAGTAATAACTTCGGAATATCACCTTTATTAAGCATATTTTATTTAGCAGCTAAGTCGATTCTCAACTTAATGTTTGAAGAATCAACAATGTCTACACAATAACCAGCTAAAATTGAATTTGTCGAACTAGTATCTACAGCGTTGTCGTCTCGAATATACATTGCTACACCAAGATCTGTTTGAACAGCTGTTGGCTTAGGTATTTGATACACTCCTGTTTTGTACACTCGTACAGAAATATCTCCATCAGAACCACTTGAGTTGTCAGCTTTCTCGACAGCGATGCCAAGAAAAGTATAACTACCTGCGTTTGATCCTGGTGAGGCATAACCTGTGCCTTTATCAACTACTATTGCACCTTTGTATATCGTTGCAGACTCTTTGACTTTAACATCAATGATCTCACCATCTTGTCGTTTTGCTTCAAAATTATCAGATAATGCAGTCATTTAATTTTTAATGTGCTAGTTAATTTGAATTGAATATTCAAATTTCGGTTAAAAAATTGTTTCTTTCATTTCATCTTCTTCTTTTTTCAATTCCTGTGCATGTGTCCAAGATTCCTTTGCGTCCTCGTCAGATAAACCTAATTTATCTTTAAAGAAGCTTTTTGCATCCTCTGGCATTTCACCAGAAGTCTTGTTGACAGGAGCTGAATCATTTACATCAGTTCCTTTTTCTTCGAAATCAACTATTTTCGGTTGTGCATCTAAGAAGTTTTTCATGACTTCGTGAAGATCGACCTTTTTGTCATCACTAAAATCAAGCGCTTTCTTAGAAGCAAACAATTTAATGAAGGCTTCCTTTTGAGCAGGAATAATTTTGCCCTGCTTCAGGTACTCTTCATACGTATTCTGTGCCTCTGCTAAGTCAACCTTAGCATCGGACTGAACATCTTCATCTTCTTTAGACTTTTTAACCTCTAAAGAAGAATCAGATAATTGTTTTGCCATTTCTGCTTTGCATGTTTTTACTGCTTCAGCAAATTTTTTGCCAGCTTTCAGTTGTTTCTTCATGCAATCAGCATATTTTGATTTGTCGATATTTTTTTCATATTCAGATTTTACAATGTCTTCGTCTTTTCCATCATCGACCATTTTCTTGATGCATTCGTTTAAAGAAGCATCAAGAGATTTGTTAATTTCTTCATCCGAAACTTCTTCTGGTGTTTCAGTATCTACTTTTTCATCCTCTTTAATGTCTTCTTTCTTTTCTTCTGTCTCGTCTTCTTTCTTTTCAGTGTCATCTACGATAGGATCTTCTTTTTTCTCTTCAGTAGAAATTTCGTCTTCTTTATTAATTTCCATAGATAATTCAATTAATTTATTTTTAATATTTGTAATTTCTTCTTTAAGTGATAATGCAGTATCCTCAAACTGAAGAACGGGTCGACCTACAAAGTCTTCAGATAAAGGGATAAACCCTTGCATTCCCTTAATATATGGTTCCTGCACAAGTGCTGCATGCAACATAGTAGGTCCCACAAATTTATTAGACGTTTTCACTAAATAATTTGGATCGATACTAGCAGAAACGCATTTAATTAATCCGTCTTTTATTTTTTTCGCGATTGTCTTATCTTTGACTTCAATTATAGCATCTAATCCTTTATCAGTCTGGATCAAGTCAACAACATTGCCTGTATTTTTCGAAGGGTCATTCGTATGTGTCAATGGAACTGACACATTTTCGATAACTTTTTCTTTGAAGTTGTCTACTATTTTTCCTACTAAATCTTTTGTGATTTCCAGCACTCCTTTTTCTGCATCCCAATGATACCATTTACCAAACTTTAAAACTTGTTTCCGAAATGTGTCACCATCCTTTAATTCAATATTCGTTGTAGAGTTAAGTTGATATATTGGTCTGTTTTCAGAAACGTCATCAAAGTTATATGTATGAATTTCATCTGACAAAGTTTCTTCTTTTGTGGTCTGCATAAATTTTATTGCATTTTCAATTATTTCTTTTTCTTCATCAGATAACTTTCCTGCTAACACTTGAAGATTTCCAATAATTGCATCATCTTCATCTTCTAATAATTCATATGATACTTTTTTTTCAGGAACTTTCTTGTCAAATTGTTTATAATGTTGAGCAAGATGATTATATGTCGCATCAATTTCTTCAGCTGGTATGTTTGTTTTGCCTTTAATGCCAAGCAATTCCGTCATTGCTTTTGCGACGCCTTGCCAAACAACTACTAAATTACCGTCTTTCACAGTGTGATGCTGCAATTTATAACCATCTATGCTTTTCGTGTTGTTCGGGTCACACCACGCAAAAGCTTCTTGATATTTACTCCAATCAATTGTGTCATTATTGCCAGAACCATCTGAACTAGCATAAATAGCAATTTCATTTTTTTCAGAAGCAGACCATTCTTCTAAAACATCTGCAATAGGAGATTTTTCAATAGTTTCCTCTTCTAATGAATCGACAAGATTTTGAATACCTTCTTTAATTTCTCTTGCTGTTCGTGTTCCTGCAATGTCTTTTAATTTTTCTAATATGTTCATATTTTGATTTTTTGAAGTGTACGCATCAACTGCAACAGCTTCATTATTTGCTGGCACAGAAACTAATGATACTTCAACGAATTTAATTTTATTAATTTGATAAACACCATTTGAAATTTGTTCTTCTTCAATTACACGTCCACTAATTGACCATTTGCTAATAATTCCTTCGGTGACCTTAGTCCAAATATCCTTTTCTGTTTTTGATAAAATTACTTTGATCAATAAACCTTTGTCATCAACTTCTGTATCGATCACCTTGCCAATAGGTCTATTTGAATCATGATTGAAAAGAACAGTAGAATATTTCACGAAATCGTTTTTTGCTCCGAGCAGAGCGTCTTTAGTGATTTGATCATTTCCCGTATCAACATCAAATGTTGAAGCATATCCCCAAACAATCCAATCTCCTTTATTCTCTTCTGTTTTCGTTACTGAATTCTGGAAAGTTCTTTTTTTATATTCACTCAACTCCTTCTTTTTTATCTTCACCCATTTGTTTCCAACTTTTTTGTAAAGTTTCTTCCATTGAGTCCATGCTATTGCTATTGCGTTTTTAATGCCTGGCTTATTTTTAACAGCATCGTAAATTTCTGCAAGTTTATTTATTTGAGCAAGTGTCATAGGAGCTCCTTCTGCATGAGTTGGAAATCCATTGTCTTTCGCTGAATTGATTGATACGTATGGCATACGATAATTATTATGTATTATGTACTATTGTAATATATTTTTTTGACCTTGTACAAATATGTCATTTGATGATCGCGAGATATATTCTTTAGAATTCTGGCAGAAAAAAAATAAAAAGTTATCGTTTTTCCAGAGGTTTTAAGAAAATTTTTGCTATATATATTAGTCTTGTTAATTTAGTCTTGTTAATTTAGTCTTGTTACTGGACTATTATAGTCCTACCCCGGACTATTATAGTCCTACCTAATTTACATATTTTGTTTAAGATTACACCAAGTATCCTTAGGTACTTTTTTCCAGTGTTTTTTGTGCAATAATCGATATATGTTATGAGAACCATCTGTTCGTTCAACTGATATAATATTCAATTGTTCTAATATTTTTATACCTCTTTTAACTTTGTCTAAAGATATTCCCATTTCTAATGCAATATGTTTTCGACCTGGGAAAGCTTTTTTCGTTTTGCTATTAGCATGACGTTTTAATGCTATATACAACAAATTTAGCATATTTGTCTATAAAATCATTATCAATCATAAAGTAATGACCAATACTTTCATCAATTACAATTGATGGGTTATTGTAATTAATTACTTTTCTTTTTACTTTTTTTGTTTTGTTTGTTTTTTCAAAATTGTCCATAAATTGATCTATATTATCTATATTCATATATTTTTTGTTATATTAATTAAATTTGAACGATGACCTATTTATTTGTAGTTATTTTGTATGTCAATGTAATAATTTGACATTTGCCTTTTTGCTTTTCAATAGTAATATGTTCATTTGCTTTTAAACAATTTAACCATTTTTTGATATTTACTTTAGTAGTATTACATTTTTTTGCAAAAATGCTTTCAGATTGAAAACACTGTCCATTCATGTTAACTATATCAATAATAATTGCAAATAATTTTTTTGTACCTATTGATATATTTTTATACTTTTGTATTTCTGTTTTTAAAAACTCTTTTTCTCTTGTTGTCATATTAGATTTTTTTAAAAAAACTCTTTTAGCAAAGATCCTAGATCCTTAGCCATGAAATATAACGACGAATTTCGTTGGATCAGGATCTTTTCTAAAAAAGTTCTTTGACGTTATTTATAAATGTGGCTAAACATTATTTGTATTTTGTATTATACTAACAATAATCTACTATGTAAACTTATAGTAAGAGTCAAGAGTTAATTATTTATTTCTCAAAATTCCAGGTGGGTAATTCATCTGTTCCAGGGTTATTTGGAGTAGCTCCTTCTATATATTTTTTTCTATCTTCTGGTAGTGTTTCGGGACAATACTTTGTACAATAATCAAAAATAATATATCTCATTGCACCACTTGGTCTTCCGAGATAAAATTTATCTTTAATTAAATCTTTAACTCCTTTTCTTTGTTCTTTATCGCTGATAGATGCATCAACGATTGTTAATATTTGTCCGAGAAATCTTTTACTTATTTCCTCATAATTCTCTTGCAAATATCCATTTAACTGATAAATTGGTTTTAACTTTGCTTGACTCATTTGATTTTTCCTTTCTTGACTTGACTCTTACTATAAATTTGCATTATGTGTCAAGAGGCCACCAACATTTTTTACAATGTTTATTACAATCTGGGTTAAGTGTCCCACAACGTTTGCATGTTTTCATATTTTTTACTTTAATATTAAATTGCTGTATGTTCATGAAAGTCATATCCAATAGCTATATCTATAACTCCTCCAGAAGTATTCGTAACTTTTACTGTATAATTCTTATTATGGTCAAACCACCAGTATGCTCCCGTGGTTTCTCCTCCAACAGCTGAAAACTTTCCTGCTGCTCCGAGTAAAGCACATTCCAATTCAGTTCCATCAGCACCAATAGTCGGGTCTCTAAAAAAAGTTGCATCTGGACTTGCATCAGTTTCACGATTTAAACAACGAGGAATTACAGTAGTTCCATCACCCGTTATAGTTGGAGTTTCATAAAGGAAAAGATTTGCTTTCCCTGAAGTCATTATTCCAATATTCCCATGAGGAGTTTTATCTCCTGCTTTTATAAGAAAATAAACAGAATTAGTATCAGCAATAGCTGACCAACAATAATTAGCATAAAACTCTTTAGATTCTTTGATTCTATGATGAACGGCTCTTGCAACCACTAAAGCATCACAACAAACAGATGCACCAACAATATCTATCTGACCATGTCTATCGTCATCTACTAACATTCTTCTTCCATTCCCTGCTGCATCTCTAAATCCTCTGGTATGCAATCTTCCAGCTGAATCAACAATAACATAACGAACTGTTCCGCTTCCATCTATATCAGAATTTCCTTTTAATACAATTTCACTTTCACCATCGTCATTAACTTTTATTACAATATATTTGCCATCAGATGTCCGTCCAACGATTATTTGTTTATTAGTATTTTCAATTTCTTCTGCCATTGTTATTCATTAGCCAATTAAACACTTCTAGCTTAATTTCTAACTTTATTACTTCGTCTTTGTGTCCTTTTCTTTCATTCTCTAAAAAAAGAGCATGAATTCGTTTTTGTTCATGTCGTATTTCTTTCACAGATCTTAATTCTCTTTTGATTTTCCGATTAGTTCTATATCTGCTTAAAATAGTTCTTGGAAGTTGTATTAATCTTTTTATCATTCTTTTATCATTAATTTAATATTAAAATCTTCATCAACTGTTGAATTACTAATTGCAAGTGTGCAAATTCCAAGTACAGGTAATTCTAACAACTCGTTTAACTTGCCAATCACATTAGTTCGAGTTAATATTACGTCATCGTCACTATCCGTAATTGTAAAATCAAACACTGTCGATGAAGAAGATGATTTAATAAAGATATGTTTAATATAACCGCCTGGAATATACAAAGTGTTTCCACACCATTCACCAGAGTCAATTTCAATTGTTTCGCGATATGTATAGAATAACATATTAGTAGATAGTTAATGGAAAAAACACATCGTCATGATTTGAATAATTTTTATATCCTATCTTTTTCATTTGTTCAATATGCTCTGGATAAACTGCAATATAGCCTTCTACTTTATTATGACCACAACAACACTCAAGAGTTTTAATTTTCATCTTCCATAATTTTTTAATTTCATCTAATATGCAATTATCAATATTGCATAACTTATATTTACCTGTAGAATATTTCCAGAACGTTTTAAGCACTGTGCTATTTGAATAACTTCCCATTTCTACATTTTGACATTTACACATGTTATATGTTAATTAATTCTTCGTAACATTTCTTTGTTGCGCGAGCATCACCCAACGCAGAATGAGCATCCTCAAATTCAATCCCAAAGAAATGTCGATATAGTTCTGTTAATTTAGGCCATTTCCCAAATATTTTCCTGCTTTTCTGCATAGTGCAAAATCTTTTGTCTTTATGCAACGCATTAACAATCTCTTCTTTATCAATTCCAAATCTTAATAGATTTGCTTTTATGATCGAAATGTCAAAGTAAATATTATGGCCAACTAACTTCTCTGCTTTCTTTGCAGCTTCTAAAAACTCAGTTAAAATTTCTTTCCCATCTCTACCCTCTTTCATTGCTCTTTCTTGATTAATGCTGTGAATGTCAGCTACTTTTTCAGGTATCATCCAACCATCTGGTTTAATAATATAACAATGTTCTTTGTCATTAATCCAAGCAATCTGGACAATATAAGGAAATCTATCATAGTCTGTTTCCCAATTTGCTCCATTTGGAATTAATCCTGTCGTCTCGACATCAAAAGTCAACATACTTTATGTCCCTCCTTATCCCACGAGATCCGTAGATTCTCCTTCCCCCATTTATCATATCCTATGCCGAAATGTTCTGCAATCCATTCGAATAATGCAGACATTGTTTCTTTGTCAGTATCCCTGTCTTCAATAACTTCTTTTTGTGTTTCAAAAACTCCCTCCTTAACTTCCTCGTCCCATGAGAGAATGTAACCATTAGTTATTCTGTCAATTTTCATAATATCTCATCAATAATAAAATCTGCCATGTCGTCATTCGTCCATTCTTCCAACATATCTATCTCTTCACTATTCTTATCAGGTTGCTTACAATTCCGTATATATTTCTCAAATCCCCATTCATCTAATAATTTTTTTATTTCAGATTTAGTCATACAGGAAGGAGGTGAATCGAACACCTGACTCTGGTTTTGGAGACCAGTGTTTTACCTTGCTAAACTACCGACCTAAACTTTTTTCTGCAAAAGCACGACCATATGCTTCAAACTTTTCTGTAAAATACGGATCGTCTTTTAGTTTGATTGCTTTTTTAATTAATTCTGTTTTTAACTCCTTTGACACTTTAACAGCAGGTTTTTTTAATTTGTCAAATGTTTCTTTCTTACCCGACTCAAAAGCTTTCAAAGCCATTTCTGCAGGATCCATTCGAGTTTCTAATCCTAAATACTCTGCAACAGAATTAGCTAAAGTTGATACATATTCAGAAGACAATAAACTAGGATCTTTTGTTACTAAGTTTTTAAATATTTCAAGTAGGTAGTTCTTTTGAGCACTGTGCAACGGTTGAAGCTTAATCTTCGGATAACTACCATTTTTGAAATTCCAATCTATCAATGGAGCAACAGCCCATTCATTCAAAGTATCCTCCATCGATCTCATCACCATCTGGAGCATTTGAATAATAAATTCATTTTGCTGGCTAACACCGCTTCCATAAGTGTATGCATATTTAGATTTTGTCCCCGTTTGAATCGCTTGCGCGAGTGTTGATAATACAATTTGAGTATCATGATGTTCAATTAAACTTAATACATCATAACCACTGCTTGCACGATCAATTTCTAAATCAAATCCAGTCGGCAAAGTTACTCTCGTATTTGCTCCAATATTATCTACAGCAGATTCAGCAGCAACTACTTCACCGCTGCTCATTGGCTTATTTAGCTTAAGCATTTTTACTCCAATAGCATCAACTTCTGCTTTTTTATGAGCCAGATAATAAAGTTTATGTTTCTTATCATAGTGATACCAAGCCGTTTTTAAAATTGACTCTCCATAAAAAGGATGTCTCTCTTTCTGGAAAGTATAAAGAACTATTTTTTCTGGTGGAATATCAATATCAACTGTCCTAGTTCCGAATGTAGCTGTTTGATGAACACCTTTAAATCCTCCGTGCTCATCAGCTCTAATCGAAATAGTAGAAGCATCTCGTTGAGCTAATTTTTTCCATCCAATTTTTCCTTTGTATTTTCCTTCTTTAATTATATGGGGAACTTTTTCATACACACGAAATCCTTCGAAAATAGCTCTGGTCATATCAGCAATAATAAAAGAAAGAGGAGTAGACATTCCCCCTTCCTTTTGTGTTTTTAAAAAAACAGTTTCGATAAAATCTCTTTCTCCTTTATCATTTTTGCTAGGAAGAATTTTAATCGGAGTAGATTGAATTGGCATAGCAAACAGTCTAGTAATTGCACGGATCGTACCATCATTTTCCTGCATTGAAATATAAGAACCAATAGAACGAGAATCAGGATTTTCTTCCTCATTATAAGTACCAATGACAGTATCAGATCTTAAACCCAATTCATTCATTAATTGAGGCACTGTCAATTTTGGGGAGTCGTTAGAAATTTTTTTCTTTTTGAATCCCGTTAAAAAAGAATAGAAAGACATAGAGTAAGATTAATTATTTTTATTATAACACTAAAAGTAAACTTCGTAAAATATTACTATATTTTTAATTTTTTTTAAAAAGTTTTTAAATGTAGTTTGAATGTAGATTTGATTTATTTTTATGTTTTTTATTTTACATATTTTGCTATATTGTTTGTATGATATTTTTAATATTTATTTTATATTACTGAAAAAAATTTTTAATACATTCTTTACCTTACTTATTTACCTTACATATATTACTATATTACTTTATTAAAAATTATTTTACATATAATACTATATTACTTATTTGAAAAATATTTTTAATAAATCTTTTACCTATTTACTTTATCTTACCTTACATATATTACTATATTACCTTTATTATATTTATTTTTAATAATTTTTTTACCTTATTTTCTTTACTTATTTACCTTACATATATTACTATATTACTTTATTAAAAATTACTTTTGATATATTTGAGACCTATTAACGCCAAAAAATACCTCTTTTTTTTTATCAATAATTTAATCTAACCCTTTAACAAAAAATCCTTAATATCTTTAATTTTTTAATCAATCCTAACATTAAAAACCCTCATTTTTACCCTGACCATTTACCTCATCTTTACCAAATAAACCCCTTATAAACCATTTTAAGCACATACCCCGCCAAACCTTTCAAATACCCCCTACAAACCCAGTACCCCCTAAATCTAACAAACCACCCTCAAAATCACAAAACCTTCTACAATCCATTTTAATACATTCTAACACTATCATACACACCCCCTAAAACCTCTCAAACTCAACCCTAAACCCTCAAATACCACTTATCCACAGGTTATCCACAGTTTCACTTTTTAAGCCCTTAAAACTCAAAAAAATGACTATTTACACACTTTTTAAATATGATACAATATACATAAACATAACAGCACTTTAACAACTCAACCCCCTCATTATCTTAATCTTTTGGAACTTGAAAACGAAAGGATAAATCAAATGACAAAAACAAAATCTTTAACATATGATATTGAAATCTATTTCAATAACTTATCAATTGAAAGTCAAAATGATTTAGTAAATCAATACATTTCACATTTCAATCTCAATAATACACTACAATCAAATGACAGAATAAAAATAAAAAACAATATTGCAAGTTATTTCCCAATCACCCACAAAATCACAATCTCTTAATTTACAATTAATATTTCAAGTTTCAAAACATTAAGATAAATGGCAACAACAAAAGCCAACGACCAGCGATCTTTGACAAGCGAAATCTAAATGGGACACAAGAACCCAAACCTATTCAGCAATAATTACCCCCTGAAGGGTATATGCTCAATATAACATTAAGGTTTTCTAGGGAAAGTTTAGATTTCAATTATACCATTATTCTAAAATAAATTTTTAGAATTATTATGGACATATTTATAAATTATAGCCAGCACAACCCCTGGCATAACGCACACGAATTATAAATATGTATAAAAATTTCAAGTAGGTATTCTGAAGCTTAAGGGAAACATAGAAAGAATTATGATTATGAATTATAATGACCAATTAAAAGCATACAGAATCTTAGCATCAAAATCAGCAACTGATATTAGAATAACTGTAAATGAAATTAATAACAATATTATTGAAAGCAATGACAATAATAAATTCTTAAATCTTTCTGTATGGATTAATAAAATTGAGAATGAATTAACAACATTAAAATTAGTCAACGAATTATCGACTAAAGCATACAGAAAACGAGAAAAGTTAGAAGAGTAAATTTATAAATTAATACTTCTCTTAAGCTTTAAAATACCTACTTGAATATGTGTGTATAATATACGGAGGGATATTCTGGAATTCAATAATTATAAAGGAAATATAATTATGGATACATTAAAAGAATTATTATTAATTATAGGTCAATTAAAAGAGAATATGATAAATAAAAAACATAAATCAAATTCTCCTGAATATATTAAAAATCATATTTTAACGCAAATTAAAATATGGTCCGGATATAATAAAAATGAAATTAAAGAATTAATACAATATATTAATTCGATGTCAATTAATATGTTAATGACATTATGGGATAAATCATAAAATATAATTAAAATTATTGAGTTCCATACTATCCTTCCGTATAGCTTAGGGAGATATTCTGGGACTTAAAGGAAATATAAAAAGAATATAATTATGAATCCAAAAAAAGAATTAACCGAATTAGTAGAAGAGATAATGATTTATCACGGTTTACCTCAAAAAGGAAATGATGATGAATTTAGTAAATCTTATGCTGAAGTTGTTATCCATCTAATTAATCAAATTATTGACAAAGATTCTGGTATATCTAAAAAACGTCAAAAAGAATTAATTGACTATCTTGATTATGATATACCAACTAAGGAAATAGAAAAATTAATTTCTCCAATGTGTATTTATGAATTATATATATTGGCGCAAAAATAATAATTAACAACTAATTTCTTTAAATTCTAAAATATCTTCCTAAGCAAATTATAGAAGGACATACTGGAACTCAAGAAGGAAAGGAATAAAAATATGAATAAAATTAAACACGATTATAAATGTGATATGTGTGGTAAACCCGCTATTATTAATTTACAAAATTATTGGCATAAATATAGAATTGAAAAAAATGGTTCATTTATTGAAGAAGGCGAGTGGGAAGGTGAATCAAATGAATTCTATTGTGAAGAATGTGCTAAAGAAAATGGTTATATGTAGTATAATATAATATAGTAAATTATAGAATTAGTTAATTAGTTAATTAATCTTGAGTTTCAATTCGTCCTTCTATAATGTCCGGGGAGATATTCTGGAACGTGAAATTATAGAAAGGGTATAATTATGAAAAAATACATTAAATTAACACGAAAATACTGGTTATGTTTTGGTTATACTAAAAACAAATCATTCTCGTTTTTCATTAAAGTACTAAATAATAATTCTAATTTAGAATGTTGGTAAATTAATAAATTAATAACATTTTCACGTTTCAAAACTTCTCCCTGGACAAAAATTGGAAGGATATTTTTGGAGTTTGATATAGAAAGGGTATAATTATGGACAATCAAAAACTTTATTGCAAAATGGTGGAAAATATCTATGATATTATTCTCCAGACTAAATTCGAAAAAGTGGATTGGCTCTAAAAATGTCAGTGTTGACAATAATCGCGGCATAATTGAAATTGGTGCTAATTTCAAATTAACATTAAAATAATTAACATCGAACTCCAGCATTATCCTTCCAAATTTAGAGAGACGTTCTGGGACTCAAGAGAGAAAGGAACACAATTATGAACAATCAAGAAGAATTAACACAATTTGTTTTTCACGAAATAGGTGATAATCAAACAATGTTAATTGACAAATTGTTAAAAGAATGTATTTTTAGTTGGGACGAAATTATAAACTACGAAGCAGATGAGGATTATCCTATTGAAATTATGGAATGGTGGCTAGCAACTGATTGGATGATTGATAAACTGGAAGCAAAAGGCGAGATAATTCTTAAAACAGACTTTGGCAATTGGTGGGGAAGAACAAGTTCTGGACAGGCAATAATGTTAGATGAAGTGATTGAAAAGATTTATAACGAAATGAAAGAATATATGCCTTAAACTAACGATTAATTAAGAATTATCCAGAAAAAACGCGGAATCCCGCCCGGGAAAAATTTAAAGGTGGTTTACTATGGAAAAATGAGTAGAAAAACGAAATCTACTAAAAAGAGCAAATTATTAAATTAACTAATTCTTGAGTTCTAAAATGTCTCTCTAAATAAAAAATTGCAATAAAAAACGTGATAACCTAAACACCGACTCAAAAATATGCCGATAGCTTTTTGACATGTTAGTGGATAAAAATAGACCATTAAAATGTTGCAGAGATAACTAGAGAGGGTTTTTAGATGAATTAACAAATTATTGTTGACAATGTAAAATATAGCAATAGTTAAAGTTTGTTTATAATTACGCCAAAGAGTCGGTTTGACCCCCAGGGAGAACTGAAAATAAAGTGTTGCAGAGCAGTGCCAGAGTGGCTTATTTGGGATAAATTCTGGAAAAATGAAAATTAGGTAAATATTGCATAAATTATACACGCAAGTGTGCTCTTGGAGAGAATATTTTGGGCATAAATTAGAAAATAAAAATGCTCAATAAATGCCTTAGGTTTAACCAAAACCGCGGCTTTTGGGTTTTGAAATAACGGCCTGAATTAATCGAACGAAGGGTGGCCCAAAAACCAAATACACTATAGAAATCGATGAATTTTAATGAAATCTAATAAATTTTATTAAAATTTGTCGTTAGAAAATAAAATCGAATAAACATTGAAAAATAAAAAAAAGAAAAGAAAATGAATCTGGTAAACAAAAAATTGAATAATTAAGAATCCAAAAGCAGAATATGAATATAAAAAAATATGAAAGTATATCTTAATTGGTATTTATTTAATTAAGATTACTGATTATGTTATTGGAGGATATACTATTATGCTTTATCTTGCATTCCGCGCAATTTGATAAAGTGCCTCTATTTATGCTAGAGATGAAAAAACAAAAGTGTAGTATTTGACTTTTTAGAATTTATCTATGGCTTCTACAAAATTAACGTACATTCCGCGCAACTTTGAAATGGGATACTAAATTATACCTTAAATATCCTCTCCAAGAAAAGTTTAGAGGGATACTCTGGAACTTGAGAATGAAAGAAACAATTATGGAAAAAATAACAAAAGAATACGAAGTATTTGAGTATGATGAATTAAGCACTGAAGCAAAAGAAAAAGTGCTTGAAAACAGTAGAGATATAAACTGCCAGGATTATTGGTATGAATACACCCTTGAAGATATGACTGAACGATTAAATGAAATGGGATTTGAAGATGCTGAGATATTTTTCTCAGGTTTTTGGTCTCAAGGAGATGGTGCTAGTTTCAAAGCTCAAATTAATATTGATAAGTTGTGTAAGTATTACAAGCTCAATACAACATTCGCGAAATTGCTTAAAGCATACGAAATCACTGGAAAGATAACTCAATCAGGTCGTTATTATCATTCTAACCCAATGAGTATTGAATTAGACTTCGAAACAAAAGGCAATTATGACGCAATAAGAAAAATTGGTGAAGCCAGACAAGCACTGCTTGATAAATTATCAGATGAATTTGAGAATAAAGTATTGACAATTGCCCGAAATGAAGCTGATAAGATATATGATGAATTAGAAAAAGTATATGAAAGTTATCTTACTGACGAATCGGTGATAGAGACACTTAAAGCAAATGAATTCAAATTCTTGAAAGATGGGTCAGTATTTTAATTAATTAATTTTCTCAAATTCTAAAGCATCTCTCTAAACTTAATTGGAAGGATTATCTGGAACTTAAGAATAATGAAAGGAATACAATTATGACAAAACCCGTCGTAAAATTAATAGATGAAGATGAAAATGCTTTTGCAGTGCTAGCAAAGGTTAATACAGCACTGAAAAAAGCAGGAATGGAAAAAGAAGCAAAAGAATTTATGGCAGAAGCAACGTTAGGTGGTTACGATCATTTATTGCAAACAGTGATAGATTACGTTGAAATTGAATAACCTAATACAATGAACATAATTTCAAAGAGATACATTTTAATTAAGATAATAATAATTCTTAAGTTTCATATTATCCTTCCAATTATATCAGAAAAGCTTTCTGGAACTTGAGAAGAATGAAAGGAAATAATATAATGAATCTACACAAAAATCTCTATTACGATAAAGAGATTAGAGTCAAGAATAAGAAAATCTCAAAATTATCAATGTTATTATCAATTGAAACTCGCGATATTGCCAATGTGCCTGATTGTAAAGTTGGAAGTTTTAAGTATAACTTTTGGCTTAGAACTAACGCAGGAATAAATAAAAAAGCATATCGTTCCCGAAAAACTCTTGAAAAGGCAGTTGAAAAATTATTGATAAAAAATGGATTTGTTATCCTTGGCTGGGAAAAATCTTAATTCTCAATACTATCACCTTTACAAATATAGCAAAAGGTGGTATAATAGAACTGGAAAGTGAGGTGATAATTATGACAGAATTTAACGTGATACTTCGAAAAATACAATATGCTGAAATGATAGTAAATGCAAAAAATGAAAAAGATGCAAAAGAATTAGCAATGGATATATACGAAAGTGGAAACGCAAATTGGGGAGAAGTTGAAGTCGAAGTATTAGAAGTTGAAGAAATTTAATAATTAACTTCTCAAGTTTCAAAATGTTTTTCTGATACACACAGTGTGCACGTTCCAGATATAGCTACATTAAATAGACATTCTGGAACTTAAGAGATTGGAAAGAAATTAATTATGAATCGAAATTATTACAATAAAGCAAATGCAATTATTCGGCGAATGAAAAAAATTGCAATAGATAAAGGCATTTATGAAAATTTCGGAGAGAAAGAATTAAGAAAGTTTAATGCCTTAATAAATCAAGATGATAATTTAACATACGCTGAAAGAGCAGAATTATCTGCTTATTTAAGTGAAATGTTATCAAGTATAGACGATAAAAATAAATTTAATTAAATTATAATTTCTCTTAAGTTCTAAAACGTCTATTTAATGAAAGTTAGATAGATACACTGGAACATAAAAGACACGAAAGGAATAAAATTATGACAATGTATAAAATTAAAATTGATCACGAAGATGAAATTGAAGCAAATAGTGAAGAAGAAGCACGTGAAAAATTTTACTTAGAAATGAAAAGACGCAATGAAAAAGCAGACACTTTTCTTGACGATCTTATCTCAATTAAAGAATTATGCCCTCATTGTGGTGTAGAATTAGAAAGTAAAATGATTGACATAGACGGAACAAATTTAGTAGAACACGATATTTGTCCAGAGTGTCAATATGGTATGCCCGCATTAACTTAAATTATAATTTCTCTTATGTTTCGTTTTGTCTATCTAACATTAGATATATATTCTGGAACTCGGAGATAACTAAAAAATTAGAAAGTGAGGTGATAAAAAATGAAACAAGAAATAGAAAAAAGTTTTTTAGAACTTGTGGAATTTCTACAAAACAACACAGGACTAGCAGAATACATACAGAGTTACGGAGGAAATGATGAAAAAACAGATAACTATCCCGAAGGAGAATATGCCACAATTGAAAGATATTTAAGAAGAGAAATTGAAGAAGAAGAAATTGAAAATTATCTTGAATGCTAAGCTACTGACTATCCTTTCAAACTTTTTGAAAGAATAGATGAGTATCTTACTCACTAGAAAGTGCGGTGATAATTATGGCAAATTGGCAAAGAAAAATAGACATTAGCAAAATGTGGAAAAAATGTGAAAACGATAAAAGTCTTTTTCGTGAATTAGCAAAAGAGATTGTTTTCAAATTACGTCTATTACTTCCATTTGAAAATAGTCTTGATGATGAAAAAGAAGACTTAATTTATGAATTTGAAGAAATAGTAAACTGTCCAGAATGCACAATAGAAGATTTTGATAACATAATGGAAGATCTATATGATTGGGGAGATATTAAATTAGACGATGAATGGCCACCGGCAAAAGTTTGTTGGATTGGAACGTTCTAAATTATAATTAAACTTCTCTGAGTTTCATAATATCTATCTAACTTAAGCAAATTATATTGCTTAAATAGACATTCTGGAACTTAAAGATAATTAGAAAGGGTATAATATGATATTAGATTCTACTGAAATTTTTATTCTTAACAAAATGATTGAAAGAGAAATGGGTAAAAAAGAAAACGATTCGTTATTCCGGGTTTTTAGAGAAATGAAAGAAAAACTTAAACATGAAAAAATCACATTACGAGCACTTGAAAATTTTTATCAATAATTAAAAAATTCTTTAAGTTTCAAAATATCTATTT